TTTACAAGGGAATTAAGAAAAGTTCTTTCGATTTGGCTTGGAAGATTGCAACAAAATTCGAATTAGGCAATATGACAGCTAAATTGGATAAGGGACTATTGAGTCTTGACATTCCATTCGCAGAATCTAAAAAACCTAAATTAGTTACGATACAATAAAAAGTGGCCTACCCACCACCTTAGTTATGTTTTCAATTTCCAGAACCTTTATCAAAGTAAACGACGGACTGTTTCAAGTTCTAAGGACTTTTTCAGAAGAAAGAGTCAAGAACGTTGATTTGATCAAAGATTGGTTAGGAGCAGAGATAGTCTTTAGAAAGGATGGAAATTTCTACTTTTGCAAACAAATACAAGACCTAGAATATGAGCAAAATTAAACCGCTAAACGGAATCGTAGTCCTCAAAAAAATAGAAGAGGAAGAGCAAACTTACGGACAGATCGTAATTCCAGACATGGGAAAAGAAAAGCCAGAACTCGGAATAGTAGTAGAAACATCGGACACGTACAACTGGCACAACGATAGTTATTACAGATCAAAAGTGCAAGTTGGAGACAAAGTTGTGATACCAAAAATGGGATCGATGATCGTCTCTCACGAAAACGAAGACTACATCCTTATTAAAGAAACAGAAATTTTAGCAATAATCAAATAAAGCAGTCATGGAAAACAATAACCAAGCACTATCAGCTGAACAATTTAAAAAAAATGCCTTTCAAGAAGCTGAAAGAATGAAAAACTCTCTACAAGAGAAGGGAGTAGACGAAAAAACTATTAACGAAACTATCGCGGCATTTATGAAATCGATAGAAGAAACAATAAAAAATCAAGATAATGAGCGTAACTAAAAACGTATTTGGACAAGAATTAAAAGAGAAACTCCTTGTGGGAGTAGAGAAGCTAAACGCTTCTGTATCTTCAACTTTGGGCCCAGGTGGTCGCACTGTATTGATTCGTGAACAAAGCGGAGAGGTAAAAGTAACCAAAGACGGCGTATCCGTAGCGAAAGCGTTTCACAAGCTTGAGGACGACATCGAAGATCTCGGAGCCCAATTGGTGAAGCAAGTATCTATTAAGTCAGCAAACGAAGCAGGAGACGGTACCACAACTTCTACTCTAATCGCTACAGAAATGATCAGAGCAGGATTGAAAGAAATTCGTCAGGGATCCAACGCAGTAGCCATTAAGAAAGAGATCGACAACATCGTTAATCAAATGGTAGATGAGATCAAGAAGGTAGCTATCGACGTATCCACTGAAGATCAGATCAAGCAAGTGGCAACCATCTCAGGTAACAACGACGAAGAGGTCGGTAACCTTATCGCATCAGCTATCGAAGCTGTTGGTCGCGAAGGCGTAGTGACCATCGAAGAATCCAAAACTGGAGAAACAAGCCTTGAAATCGTTGAAGGTATGCAGTTCGATCGTGGATACAAGTCACCTTACTTCGTTACGAACAACACCACAATGCAAGCTGGTCTTGAGAATCCTTACATTCTTATCTACGACGGTAGGATCTCAACAGCGCAAGAGTTATTGCAAGTACTTACGAAAGCCAATTCTGAAAATAGACCACTTTTGATTATTTCAGAAGACATCGGAGACGAAGCATTGGCAACACTGATCGTAAACAAGATGAGAGGTATCGTACAAGTCTGCGCCGTAAAAGCACCTGACTTCGGAGAAAGGAAGACTTTGATCCTAGAAGACATCGCTATCCTCACAGGAGGTCAAGTTATCTCTAAGGACAAGGGACACAAGCTTGACAAGATCACAGCTGCTCAGTTCGATCAGTTTCTAGGTTCTGCTAGACTCGCTACTGTTTCTAAGGACGAAACAACCATCGTTGACGGTAAGGGATCAGAGGAAGCAATCGAAGCAAGGGCAGTAGAGATCAAAGATCAGATCGAAAACGCAACTTCTTTCTACGAGAAAGAGAAGCTACAAGAGAGACTAGGTAAGATCGTTGGAGGCGTAGCTATCATCAACGTAGGTGGAAACTCTGACATCGAGATCAAAGAAAAGAAAGATCGCGTAGAGGATGCTTTGTTCGCAACCAAAGCTGCGCTTGCAGACGGTATCGTACCGGGCGGAGGTACTGCTCTATACAGAGTAGGTCTCAATCACAGGGAAGAAACAAATAGCAACGTGTCTGTAGCAAGGGATATCGTTAGGAAAGCAGTACAAGCTCCTTTCGTTAAGATCCTCGCTAACGCAGGAGTAGAGAGTTGGTGGGAACACACTCCAACTGGATCTCCAAACGAAGTGTACGATGCGAAGAATCACGAGACCGTTGATGCATTCGAATCGGGTATCATCGATCCAGCCAAGGTCGTTATCACTGCTCTAAAGAACGCAGCTTCTGTAGCAGGAACTATTCTAACCACAGAATCGGTTATCTTCGAAAAGAAGGAGAAAGACGAAAAGTCACCCGATCCAATGGCAGGAATGTACTAAAAATAAGAGCCCTCTTCGGAGGGCTTTTTTATGATATTTATTAACATGAAAAAGCAACTAAACGAAATAAAACAGCTACAGAAGACCGCTGGAATATTAAATGAAGTCGAAAGCGCAGAACAAGAACTGTATAGACTTAAACAATCTTTTATGCCAGATTTTGAAGATTTTGTTGAGTTAAACTTAATAGCAAAACTTGAGGATAACGATAACGTAGGATATACGGAACAAGAAAAAGATTTTGCGAGACAATTGAAAGATGTTCTTTTCAAGTTAAAACACGGAGAAATCTAAAAATAAATAGCCCTCTTCGGAGGGCTTTTTTATGTCACTTACAAAATAAATTTCCTAGGCCCCCTAAAATTTGTTATATTTATATAAAATAGAGTTATGTCAAAATACGCGCTAGTTAGTATGTTAGGAAATGTGGGTAGCACTCTTGGATCCCAAGGAGGGGGCTATGGTCTCATCGCTACAAAGATGATTAAAGATTTCTTTCCTGAAGATCAAATCGATGTAAACGTTAGTCCTGAAATATGGAAAGATTACGAAGCATTGTTTATTTGCGAAGGAGTCAATTTTGTTCCAGGATCTTTCAATGTGCCGGGAGGACCACAGCCATTACATTATGAAAAGATGAAAGCGATAGGAAACTATAAAGGTCCCGTAAAGTTCATAAACAACGAGTTCGACTTCGAGGGATTCAATAAAAGACTCAAGATCGAAGGCTTAAACTTCCCAATAGGAAACTTTGTAGATCTATTCCACTCTTACGGAAATAAAACAAGAAAGTGCGTAATTGGAGACTCACACGCCCTATCAGTATGGAGACCCAAATTCTCTTTAGACTTCACTCCCGGTCGTACTTTACACGGATTCTTAAAACGTAACACTCCAGAAGAGATCAACGAAAAGTACGACGAAGTGGTTCTATATTTCGGTAACATCGATCTTCGCTTCCACTTAATGAGACAAGAAAAGCCTTTCTCAGCAACGGTAGACCTATTCACTCGCTACGTAGAGTTTGCAAGAAAACTTAAGAACGTTAGGTTAGTTAACCTGCTTCCAGTAGAACACGAATCCAGAAAGATACCAGGCACTGGCTTGTACAAGAAGCAACCCTTCTTCGGAACAAGAGTAGAGAGGATGGAACTTTGGGAGACAGCGAACAAAATCATGAACGAGAGCGGACTGAACACGATCAAGTGGCCAGAAGAATGGGTCGACGAAGACGGTGCAAAAATGCTCGATATCCTCGAAATGAAACAATCGGTGCATCTCAAACCAAAGCACTATCCATTCCTAAACGAAATAATCAACTAATGTTTTTAAACAAAGCAAAGAATCAAGAAAATTTAGATTTAAAAGACGGAAAGACTCTCGAATACTACCTAGATCTAACTAAAGACTACAAACACGATTTTACTTTCACAGTAAAACAAGTAGAAGGATTCAACGTCATAGACGATGGCGAGTTTGAGTTTGGAACCAAAGCGAAGATGGGAGACTTCATGATAAGTCAAGTAAAAGAGGATGCGATGGTATACGTAGCTCCTCGTACAGGCTACGCTCCGTTCTCTCTTTGTCATCTTGCGAAGAAGTACAACAAGAAGTTGTATCTGATCATGCCGGCTTCTAAGGAAGCATCTTTGCATCAATTAACAGCGATACAGTACGGAGGAATTCCCGTATTCTTGAGGATCCCAGCCATGCCAACCGCTAATATTTGGGCAAAACAGTTCGCTGAAAAAATTGGTGCTAAGTATCTACCATTTGGACTCAAACACGAACTAGTGGTGGCAGGAGGAGTCAGAGTATTCTACGACAACTTTAAAGACACAAATATCGAAGAGATGTGGTCTGTGTTCTCAACCGGAGTGTTATCGAGAACTTTGCAAATTGCTTTACCTAACACTAAATTCAACGCTGTTGCTGTAGCAAGAAACATACAAGACGGCGAACTCGGTCGAGCTAAGTTCTATACTCACGATAGACCCTTTTTAAAAGAATCAAGGATCGTTCCTCCATTCGATTGCATTCAGACTTACGACGCTAAGGGTTGGGAACTAATGAAGAAACACGGTAAGGAAGGAGATTGGTTTTGGAACGTGGCAAGAAACATGCCTTTACCGAGTATCAAACCCGGTGACATAGATTCAGACAGGGCCTGGGGTGACCACAAAGATATTCAAAAGTATGTGTCATAAATTCTATACATTTACATCATGAGTAACATATTAGAACAAGCAAATCAGATAGTCAACAAGCGTTCTGAAGAAAAGGAACGCATGTACGGTCCATTCTCAGAAGGCATGGAACGTGCAGCCATGATCATGCGAGGCATGACAGGTAAAGACATTACAGGTGAGGATATGTACGCAGCGTTAGTGGCGCTAAAGCTGTCCAGACACTCCTATAACTACAAGGAAGACAACCTCCTGGACGCTGTAGCGTATTTGGGAGCATTAGATAATCATGTAAAAGAAAAACAAAAGAAGAAAGATGGAACTAAAAAATGAATTTCAGCCTATTAGGGATTGGGCTCAGCAACGCGGACTTTACGAGAAAGGAGATCCTAAGACTCAGTACATCAAATTGCAAGAAGAGGCAGGAGAGCTTGCCAAGGCCATTCTCAAGAATAACGACGAAGAGTTCGTAGACGCTATCGGCGATTGCGTTGTGGTATTGACCAATCTTGCAAAGCTGAAGGGGTACTCTATCGAAGAGTGTATCAACTCTGCTTACAATGAGATAGCCAATCGTAAAGGACAGATGGTAGGCGGAACCTTCGTAAAAGAATCACTGTAAAAAACTAAGATGGAAGCCAACATTTTCGCCATGATGGAGAGGAAAAAAGCTAAACAAAAAAAGCTTGACTCCGTATTCATGAACGTTACCAAAGAGATATCGACCATGTCGCACTGCGTTAGATTCAAAGTCGGTGCAGTTTTGGTCAAGGACGGTAACATCGTTTCTTTTGGGTACAACGGAACTCCAGCAGGCATGGACAACGGCTGCGAGAAAGACAACGTTACTGTTCCTCACGTTATTCACGGAGAAGTTAATGCCATTCTGAAAGCTGCCAAGAACGGAGTCTCTGTCAACGGTGGTACGCTTTACTTGACACTTAGTCCGTGCCTTGATTGCTCGAAACTTATTTTACAATCGGGAATAAAAAGAGTAGTATATTTAACCCCGTACAGAAACTTAGAAGGCGTAGAATTCCTAAAACAATTTATCTCAGTAGAAGAATATGGTAGTAAATAACAATTACAAAGACGCAACGTCAGCTTTCGAAATGGCTTATCACTACGTTAGCGGATACGGTCAGTATTTTGCAGGAACAAAAGCAATGTTCAACGCATCGTTTACTATACTGAATCCCCTAGAAAACGTAATAAAAACCCCAGCTAGAAAGTTCAATCCAGAATACGCTGAATACGAGTGGCAGTGGTATCTCTCTGGTAATCGTGATGCATCTGAGATCTCAGAAAGAGCTAAGATTTGGAAACAAATGTTTGTTGGAGATACTACAGAAGTAAATTCTAACTACGGTTACTTTTGGAACTATAACAACCAACTAGATCGTGCTATAGAAGAGCTCAAAAAAAATCCTCAATCTCGCAGAGCTATCGTTGTTCACTACGACATAAACGAATTGGATAGATACAAGTACGATACGCCTTGCAATAACGTGCTTAACTTTTATGTACAAGACGAATTCCTAGAGCTTTCAGTATTCGCAAGATCAATTGACGTGTGGTTCGGTTTCTGTAACGATCAGTACTGCTTTTCTAAATTGATGGAATTAGTCGCAAATCGTTTAAATTTGAAGGTAGGTAAAATGCATTGGTCAATCACAAATCTTCACATATATGAGCGACATTTTAACAAGTTTTAAGGAGTCTTTAGTATTGTTAGACAGAGAAGTATTGGAAGAAAAAATTTCCCATCTATCTGAGAAAAAGTACAACAAGTATCAGTGGTGGAGAAGATACCAAGATATTCAAGAGCTGGACGATAAAGCTCCTATGATAAGCAAAATAAACAACGGTGATTACGATTACCCAAGTTACTTTTATCAAGCGCAACACGAAGTGTATAGAATGTGCGACGAGGTAAAAGATATGAAACCAGGAGAAGATAGAGTAGATCGCATCAATCTTTACATGGAGCGCTACAGGAGACTCATGGAGGACTCAGAGAAGGAAGAGAATAAAAGATTCAATGCGCTAAAGAAGAGGTTATCCAAAGAGCTCAAAATAAGCAAGGAAGATCTTGAGTCTGTTATGGAAAACTTCGAAGGTACGATAGAAGAGCTATATTTATACCTAAAAAACAAGAAAGATGAACAAGAAAGTGATCTACGTTTCGGCTGATTGGTGCGGTCCCTGTAGAGCTTACAAGCCTATTCTACAAAAGGTAACTTCAGAGCTCGGAATTCCAGTGCAGTACGTTAATGTTGACTACGATGTAGCAGTTGTAGAAAAGTACGGAATACAATCGGTACCAACAACAATATGCGTTTCAGACAACACCATGCTTTTTAAGTACAGTGGAGTGATGACAGAGTCCCAGCTAAAATCGAATTTGACGAGTTAAGATATTTATCAGTAAAGATTTCATGAGGTTAATTATCTCTTCTTTACTTTGCCTATCTTTTCTGTTTTCTTATTCTCAAGATACGATTAGAATCAAACACACGGAATACACTACGGTGTTTTCCAAATCCCTTAAGTACCCTATACTCGTTCAGTGGTGGACAACGAAAGCGAAAGTAACTTGCGTCACTCCATTGAAAAGAGTCGACAGCTTCTCTCCCGATCCAAAACTATACGAAGAATCAAGTCTATCAGTGGACTATAGGGGATCTGGATTGGACAGAGGTCACGTTACTCCTGCTGCTGATAATCTTTGCGGAGGAAAGAAAGTGATGGAAGAG